TGTTAGAAAAAATCAATTTAACTGCAAAACAAAAAGACTATGCTTACTTTTTACCCGCTATTAGCGGGTTCTACTCTGGCTATGTAGGCAAACAACGCCACTCGCAACACATCGAGCAAGCAAGAATTCCTACTAGATTTGAGCACGGCGTCGAAGGGTTGAATTTTCTTAACCCTAATGAAGGGTATTTTCAATATAAGTGGGGGTTGTACTCTGCAGGACATGCAAACTTAGACACTACTAAGTTTGATATGAGTGAGGAAATGATCCGCACTAGAGACAAAGACAGTTTCATCCTTGGCGACTCTGGTGGATTCCAAATTGGTAAAGGCGTATGGGAAGGTGACTGGCGTGCAGGTAGCGGCTGTGCAAAAGCGCAACTCAAACGCACCCAAGTTCTTGACTGGATGGAATCATACATGAACTATGGCATGACACTTGATATTCCAGGTTGGGTAGGTCGTTCAGCTAAAGGATCAGCAGCAACTAAAATTACTACATACCAAGAAGCTGTCGATGCTTCCAAGTACAATTTTGAATACTGGATGAAACATCGTCGTGGCAATTGCAAGTTTTTAACTGTTTTACAAGGCGACAATCATACTCAAGCAGACCAGTGGTATGATGAGATGAAGAAATACTGTGACCCAAAACAATTCCCCAACGAACACTTTAATGGTTGGGCAATGGGTTCGCAAAATAAATGTGACATCCACTTAATCCTACGTCGGTTAGTTGTAATGATTTGGGATGGGTTGCTAGAGCAAGGCAAACAAGATTGGATTCACTATCTTGGTACTAGTAAACTTGAGTGGGCAATGATGTTTACTGACATTCAGCGAGCAATTAGAGCAAATCACAATCCTAATTTGTCTATTAGCTTTGACTGTGCATCACCATTTCTTGCTACTGCAAATGGTCAAGTGTACTGGCAAAATAACTTAGATGACAACAAGCAATGGAGTTATCAAATGCATAAGTGCGTTGATGACAAAAAATATTCGGTTGACGATCATTATTTTGAAAGTTTTATACCTAGTCCTATCATTGATCGGATGGAGATCAATGATGTATGCGTTTATGGGCCAACTGACGTAAACAAAATTGGGAAAATTGGACGCACAAGTTGGGATAGTTTTGCGTATGCATTACTAATGGGCCACAATGTATATGCTCACATCAAAGCAGTTCAAGATGGCAATGAGCTGTATGATCAAGGTATTGTGCCAGCAATGATCCGTGAACAGTTGCGTCCAAAGTATGCATTTAGGCAATTAGTTGATGCAATCTTTAGTGCTAAAACTTTTGGTCAAGCAATGGCATTAGTTGACGGTGAAAGCCGTTGGTATATGGATATGGCAGGGTCAAGCGCAAACGGTATGCTTGGTAAGAAAACTCTTAATGCACACACCAAGGCCAGTGAGCATTTTTCTATTGACGCTCAGCCAAAACTAAAACCTTTACCTAAGGTGGATCCAGTTATTGTTGAAACTCCAGCGTTTGAATTTTCTGCGGTAGCTAAAAAGAAACATACGCTGAAAAAGAACGGAAAAACAACTACAAGATTTGTTAATGTGTTTGACCGTGATGACTCAGGATTTAGCGATAAATTATTAACTAAACTAGAAGAAAGTGAAGAATGAACACGATTTATATTGTCCCAATTGAGCCAATTGACCAGCGGTATACAAAACAATGGTACGAGAACATACCAACTATACTCAAAACTGAAATTGTCAACCGTGGACTTAATTACGCAGTAACTACTATTGACGGGGTTACTATTACTCCAAACACTACTGCTGGTGCGTTTTTAGACTTTGGTGCAACCAACGTGTATAAAGCATCACAGACAGAAGTAGTTAGCCGCATGTTCAGCGACGGCATTATTAAAGCTGGAGACAAATTTTTAATTACGGATGCTTGGAATTTTATTATTACACCAATCAAGTACATGAGTGACTTGCTTAATATTCCAGTAGAGATTCATGGAATCTGGCATGCTGGCGCATATGATCCTTCTGACATTCTTGGGTATAAAATGAGCAAGCCATGGCCATGGCACATGGAGCGTGGTTGGTTTTATAGCTGTGATTATAATTACTACGCTACTGATTTTCATAAAAACATGTTCTTAAAAAACTTAGGCATAAGTGATGATGGCACTCAGCATCGCGCATTGCGAAGTGGTCAGCCTCATACTCCTATCATTGATCAATGCGGCAAATATTTTGACGTTAGCAAAAGCAAAACTATGATTTGGCCACACAGGTACAACGATGACAAGCAACCTGCTATCGCCGAAGAGTTAGCATCGCACATTTCAACTATAATTACACAAAAGATGAATCTCTCAAAAGAAGAGTACTACAAAACTCTTAGTAGAGCATCAGTTTTGTTTAGTTGCAGTTTGCATGAGAATTTGGGCATTTCTATTATGGAAGGCGTACTGTCTGGTGTAATCCCAGTGTTACCAGACCGGTGTAGCTACAGTGAAATGTACGTTGACGAATTTCTGTATCCTTCTGAATGGACAATCAACCACGATGCATTTTTGCTGCACAAAGATAAACTTATTGCGTTTATTAATGATCGAATTGACAATCGTGAAAAATATATGGAAGCTCTTAAATATCAACGTGAAATTCTCATCGACAAATATTTAACCCCAACAGTAATGGTCAATCAACTGTTAGCGTAAACATTATTATGTTTAACGACGTAACTGTTGGTATAATTGGATTAGGGTTTGTTGGCAGTGCTATACTTCACGCATGTGATGATAGCACTGTAGTTATTGACGTTGATCCAAGTAAAGCAACTGGGACATACTCTGACTTAGCAAACTGCGATGGTGTATTTGTATGCGTACCGAGCCCAATGTTAGCTAACGGGCAATGTGATACCAGTATATTAGAATCTGTGCTAGCTAATCTTAAAGATTTTGCTGGGGTTATAATAAGTAAAGTCACTGCGCCGCCAGAAGTGTATCTACAACTAAGCAATGAATACAAAAATCTTGTTTACTCTCCTGAATTTTTAACTGCAAAGAATGCCGTCCAAGATTTTGCCCATAGCGAATTTGCAATTATTGGCGGCTCTGTGTCTGCGTACATGAGAGAGGCAGAGCGTATTACAAGGGAAATTCAGCCACACACTAACACTGTACGTCTGTGCCGCATTGATGAAGCAGCGTATGTTAAGTACGCCATTAACACATTTTTGGCTACTAAAGTAGTTTTTATGAATGAGCTATATCAATTAATGAACTCGCAGGGATCACTTGCTGATTATAATCGGGTTGCCCAAATGATGGCCCTTGACCCTCGTATTGGCAAAAGCCATAATATGGTACCGGGCTTTGATGGACAATTTGGTTTTGGTGGAATGTGTTTCCCAAAAGACACACAAGCCTTGCTAAAAGTTGCGGAAGATGCTAACATAGAGCTTAGTGTTTTAGCAGCGGCAGTTAAAAAAAATACATTTTTGAGACTGCAAGATAAATAAAAGTGCAGCACAAAGGCTGCAACCATTCAACAACAAACCATCACAAAGGAAGGTAATCAATGTCATACAACAAGACAAAATGCGACCCAGAATTGGGCAAACAAATACACGAGCACTTAGTTAAAATGGGAGTAGAAACTCCAGTTAAAGACACTAAGTTGGACCGTAAAGACAAAATTGAAATCATTGAAAAACATTTTGCGGCCATTATGGAAACACTTGGCTTAGATCTAACTGACGATAGTTTAGAAGAAACTCCAAAACGTGTGGCAAAAATGTACACAAATGAAATATTTTGGGGCCTTGACTATGAAGCATTTCCAAAATGCACCACAGTTGACAACAAAATGAAATATGATGAAATGGTCATTGAACGCAATGTTAATGTTCAAAGTAACTGTGAACATCACTTTGTTGTAATTGACGGCGTAGCTACAGTAGGTTATATCCCTAACGAAAAAGTGCTAGGATTAAGCAAAATCAACAGGATTGTTGAGTATTTTAGCAAGAGACCACAGATTCAAGAGCGGTTAACAGAGCAAATTTACTTTGCCCTGCAATACATCCTTGACACTGATAATATTGGGGTTGTTATTCACGCCCAACATTATTGCGTTAAGTCTCGTGGAGTGGAAGACACAGGATCATCAACTGTTACTAGTAAACTTGGCGGTGGGTTCAAAACTGACCCTAGCGTAAGAGCCGAGTTTATGCGTATGGTGTCAGTTAGGGCCTAAAATGTTTTTGCAAAAGATTAGAAAAGGGATGTACTTGTGGTTGCGCAATGCTTTTGACTATGATAATAGAAATATGTTCAAAGAAAATATGCATGACGCAAAACACTCCTCATTGGGCACTCCAATTAGAAAACAAAAACACGACTCATTGAATGACAACAATGCAATTAGTTTTAAGATTATCAAAGGCATTGGTGGTGTTGCGATAGAATACAACTTCTACGACCACAAAGCAGACGAAGGATCTACTGCATTGCACATTGTCCCAGAGGACAAAGATCTGGCAGTTGAGATTTCACATATCATTACTATGCAATCACTAAGGAACTAAAATGAGGAAAACACAATCTATTAATAAACGTCACATCAGCTTTGATCAATTAGCAGGGTATTGTTCAGACATTATTCGGCAAATGGGCAAAGACAATTGGAAACCAGATCTAATTATTGGTGTAACAAGGGGCGGTGCTACTGCCGCAGTAATGCTAAGTCATTACTTTGATTGTAAAATGGTTGGACTTGATGTTAGCTTGCGTGATTTTGATGAGTATGGCCCAGAAACTAATGCATGGGCTTCTGAAGACGCAATGGCAGGCAAGAAGATTTTAATCGTAGACGACATTAACGACTCAGGCGCAACTATTAATTGGATTTTGCGCGACTGGGACCCTACAGGAACGCATATTAAATGGGGTGATACCGTTAGGTTTGCTGTTATTGTAGACAACGAAGCAAGCAAGGCAACATATTCACCATCGTACTGTGGAGTAAGCATAAACAAAACTGAACATGACGAATGGGTTGTGTTTCCGTATGAAGAATGGTGGAAATAAAAAGGAGACAACATGACTAAAGAAGTAAAACCAACTGATGGTAGACATCACCATCACCATATTACAAAAGTGATTGAGGGAAGTCACTCAACTCGAACTGAATACAGTGACGGGCATGTAAAATTTGTAACTCATTGGAGAAAATTGATGCATGACATAAGAGAAGTTCTTGCAGCATATGACTTGGCTAACCCTAAGCCAACTAAGAAAAAGAAAGCACCAAAAGTATGACCGAGTTGCTGAGTAAAGAGAAAATTCCATCAAATTGGTTACTACAAGAAGGATCTGATTATCATGTATCCATTTTCAAAGATCAGACACCAAATAGTTTGATCTTTGCACCAAAATACAATACACTAGAACTGTTAGACGATTGTGTATATAGTGCAACTGAGGCAGGAAAAAAATTAATTACAACTAAAATTTGTAATGCGTTTGAAGTAAAATATATGTATGAATCTAAAACTGGGATTTGGACACACATTAGACTAAGCTGGGAAGATCAAAATGAGTAATTCAGGACTTACACCATATCAAGATGAATGCTTGGAAATTTTAGCAGAAGAATGTGGTGAATATGTACAAGAGAAATCTAAAATTTTTAGATTTGGTGCATCAAACATTAGTCATCATTTTAGTGATGGCAGAACACATTTAGCGTGTTTAGAGCAAGAGCTTGGTGACATGTTGGCAATGATTGAACTTATTCGTGACAGCGGAATTGGTGTGTCAGAATATGGGTTGCAGAAAGCAAAAAACAAAAAACTTGAAAAAGTTTTAAAGTGGATGAACAATAAAAAAGAAACAGTAACTTCAGACACTGTTATTGAAGTTACTACATTACCAGAAATTTTAACTACAGTAATTTAATCATATTTCTCCGTAATCCATATAAATAATAGTAGAAACAATGGAGTACGGCAATGTATTTTTTAATGATAAAGACCATTCAAGACACTGGGTTAAAGTATTTGTGTAAATGTAGGACTAATAAAGATCCATACAAATACAAAGGCTCTGGGGTTCTTTGGAGAAGGATAATTAATAAGCATCCTGAGTACAAAGTAGACACAGAAATTTTAGGGAGATATGAGTCAAATACTTTACTGAAAGAAGCGGGATTATATTATTCAGAATTGTATAATGTGGTCAATGATGATACATGGGCAAATTGTATCCCTGAAATAGGTGACGGTGGTCCAACTGTAAGTAATCGAAAAAGAATATGCAATTTAGTTACTGGTCGAGAAAAATTGATAATCAAAACAGATATTATACCAGACGGCTGGCAATTGGGTGGCCTGGCAAAAGGTCCAAGAAATCCATTAATTACTAAAAAAATAGTTGAATCTCAGACTGGGGCAATAAGATCTGATGAAATAAAAAACAAGTTCAAAGAGTCATGGGCAAGCGGAACTCGAAAACCAATTCCCAAAATTAAATGTGAAAAATGTGGCAGGGAAATAGTTGCGCCTAATATAGCAAGGCATTATAATAGTTGTTTACAGGAAAAGTTATGAAATATTTTAGTACAAAAACATACAATCAAATTGGACCAGTTGCGTATAGGCAATGGCGAGCAGATTCCCACTGCAATCTTATTCATGGGTACGCAATGTCATTTCACTTCGAATTTGAAGCGGATACTCTAGACGCAAGGAATTGGGTCACTGATTTCGGTGGGCTTAAACCCCTCAAAGGGTTGTTGGAAGACTGGTTTGATCACACATTACTAGTTGCTGAAGATGATCCGCAACGAGACGCATTATTACATTTAGGTAAACTAAAATTAGCCAAAATAACTGAAGTGGAGAAGACTGGTTGCGAAGGATTGGCAGACTTCTTGTACGAATACATCAACACAATTTATCTTCCAAATTGTGGGACTGAAGAAGCAGCTAGGGTTTGGTGTTGTCGAGTTGAAGTTCGTGAAACAGACAACAATATGGCAGGACGCCAAGGTCATCGTGAAGACAACGAGTTTGTATAATGACTAACAATATTACATGGAATATAGATGATCCGGCTAATATGCGTGTTGTAATAAGTCAGCATGGTAAACCAATCATGACTATTTCTGTGTATGAAATTATAGAAAGCTGCTCACGTAGTAAAGTTTTGCGGCACATCAAAGAATGTGACAATACATCTTGGCTTACACGATGGCAAACCGAAAAACATCAAGCGTTAGTTGATGTGTTGATTAAGGATTATGAGTAATGTTTGGCACAAATAAAATCACAGGTAAGTCATTTTTTAAAGACGCTGACGCAAAGTCTTTGCTTGTTACTTCAATGTTCTTTACGCTTCAAGGTGAAGGTCCGTATGCTGGTATGCCTGCATTGTTTATACGGTTAGCTAAATGCAATCTTGATTGTTCATTTTGTGACACCTTCTTTGACGACGGTGACTGGATGACATTTCAGCAAATTAATGCTAAAGCGTATCAAACAATTTGTAATTTTTGGACTGACAAAGGACAAACTGTTCCTGACTGGGTATTGCCTATGGGTGAAATTCCCGGAATGGCATTTCCAAATGTTGTGCTAGTCATAACTGGTGGTGAGCCACTTATTCAAAATAATATCACTGAGTTTATGAGATTACAATTGCCTCGGTGGAAAGCAGTGCAAGTTGAAAGCAATGGCATCCCAGACACAGAAGTGCCAGAGGGGGTTACTTTAGTATGTTCACCAAAATGTGCAGAGAAGGCAGGCATTGCCATTAAATATTTTAGTCCAAGCAATACAGTTATGAACCGTGCTGATTGTTTGAAATTTGTAATGAGTGCAGACGAAAATAGTCCATACAATACAGTTCCAGAATGGGCACATACTTGGAAACGTGCTACTGGCAAAGACATTTACTGCTCACCAATGAACATTTACAATTCATTTCCGCAAAAAATTAAGTTATTGAGGGCAGAAAAAGGATGTATTACAATGGCAGAGCGTAGCACAGTAGACGAGGTAATTTCGTTTTGGGAACCTGGTCTTCTTAACTTAGCAGCAAATCAAGCAAACCACGAATATACCGGAGCATATTGTTTAGCCAATGGGTTTAAACTTAATTTGCAACAGCATTTGTATGTAGGGATGGCATAATGTTCAGTAAAATCAAATCATTGTTTTCATCAACTGCACAACCAGAAACTAGTGCAGAGCAAATTCCGCAATGGGCTCAAGTAGCAAATCCAACTACTGCACCAGGGCAGCCTGCAGAAATAGCAAAACCTAAAAAAGTTAGTAAACCTAAAAAGAAGAAAGCAGTAGAACCGCCAGCAAATCTTGAAAAAACTGCTGCGACTGCTGCTGGGGAACCTTGGGTTGCAGTATTAGGAATTGACGTTGACATTGACAACTTAGGGTCTGGTTCTTTTAACTTAGACTGGAATGAAATATTTGTTGCGCGACTAGTAAAAGCTGGCTATAAAGGCAAAACTGACGTTGACATCGTTGATATGTGGTTTCAAGACGTTTGCCGAAATGTTGTTCTCGAAACATACGAGCAATCGCAAGCTGACCCTACTAATAGAAAATAAACCAAAATAATTGACTCATTCAACCTATCGTGTTACTATAGCGAATGACAAAGAAATACCTGTTAGTAGATACATATAACACCTTTTTTAGGTCTATACACGCAACCGCGCGTGGGTCTGACATAGAAGAAAAGGTTGCATTTGCGATGCATTGCACATTGCAAAGTATTGCCGCAGCATGGAGAGATCAAAAGGCAACACACGTAGTTGTTTGCCTTGAAGGTCGATCATGGCGCAAAGACTTTTACAAACCATATAAAGCAAATCGTGACGTTGCACGGCAAGCGCAAACAGAGACTGAGCAAAAAGAAGGTGAAGCATTTTTTGCTGCACTATCAGAGTTAATAGAGTTTCTTGGTAAACACACCAATGTAACAATTCTGCAACATCCAAAATTGGAAGCAGATGATTTGATAGCAGGGTGGATACAAAGTCATCCATCTGACAGTCACGTTATTGTTAGCACTGACACTGATTTTTATCAATTGCTTTCTGATAATGTTACGCAATTTAGCGGGACAACAAAAGAGCTACATACAATCAATGGGATATTTGATTACAAAGGCAAACCAGTAAAGGATAAGAAAACTGGCGAGCCAAAAGTCATTCCAGATCCTAAGTTTATCTTATTTGAAAAATGTATGCGAGGAGACCCTACTGACAATATTTTTAGTGCTTATCCAGGTGTACGCACTAAAGGTAGTAAAAATAAAGTAGGACTCTTGGAAGCATTTTCTGACAGGAATTCCAAAGGGTACGCATGGAATAACATGATGCTGCAACGGTGGACTGACCATAATGATGTTGAGCATAAAGTTCTAGACGACTTTAATAGAAATGTCATTTTAGTTGATTTATCTGCGCAACCTGTTACCATACGTGATATGATTACAGAATGCATTACTGCAAATTCCATTACTAAAAATGTACCAATGGTTGGTGCACATTTTTTAAAATTTTGCGGTAAGCATAATTTAGTTAAGTTAAGCGAGCAATCATCTACATACGGCACAATACTTAGTGCTAATTATATTAAGGAGTAAACATGAAACTAGATCAATTTGTACAAGCGGCCAATTTCCAAATCTGCGGAGGGTCGGAACACCAGTGGAACTGTTATCCCAATGGGCAATTTTTGGATATTGCTAGCTGCGATGGATTAGAAATTGGCGATTGTGTGTTTAATCGGAAAACCCAAGAAGTGTATGAGGTATCTGTATACAATGAAGGGTCTGCATTTTTGTGGATTGGCCCAAACGTTATTAGTGAAGTCAATAATGAAAGTAAAAACAGAGGTCTTGACCCTACATCTGCGTGGGATGACGTTAAGTTTATTAAAGTATCATCCGAAGAACTTATCTTGTCAATTGTGCGTAAGTTTGCAATGGGCGAAGATTTAGTTGACCTAACCTCATACGAGGCGCCAGAAGATTCGCCGGTGTGGGCATTTCCAACTGCCAATGACTATGCCAAAGATCATGGCATTGAACAATGTATGAATTGTGAAGATTGCAACTGCGTTGATGAAACTACAACGTGCAATGATGCACCTACTGAAAAATCTTCTACAGAGTATGATGTAGCAATTGACGTTAGATATACGTTTTCAGTCAATGCTGATGCAATGGAAGATGCAATTGCCTCGGCAAAAGATTTTGTTAAATGTATGAAACCATCAGCACTAAGTCCAGAAGGCGTATGCTGGATGGATACTTATTCAATTAAGGAAACAGTTAGCCGGTTGTTAGTAGTTGAATCAATTGTTGATTAATATGACTAAAAGTATGCTCACTGCAAAAACAGTAATTAAAAATAAATTTTGGATAGTTGAAAAAGATGGAGACAAAATTGCAACTATCCAAACTTCACCCGTCGGAGTTTCTTTTGTAAGTAACGACTTTCGTGAACAGTTTGCTAGCATTTCAATGCTAAAAGACAAATACAACATTGTTTTTGATAAAGTTAAAAAAGTACCAAAAAAATCTGAAATTTCACATGAAGTAAATGGATATCCGTGCGATCATAAACCATGTAACGCATTACTCAATTTAGCAAAAAAATTACCAGTATTTACAAAAACAGAAAAAAGTAAAAGTTTTTTCTGTGCTGGACACTATTTAATCAAATTTAACTTAGGGTTTATTCATGCATATTGCCCAAAACTCATAACCCTAAATCGCTATGAGTTTCGTGGTCCTTTTATGACTAAGCAACAAGCAAAAGAATTTGCAAAGGCGCTTAAATGAGTACATTAGGTCTTCAATCTAAACTATTTTCAGATAAAGTAACATTAGCAAATCAAACTAACAGCAAAACAGTATCTATGTCAATTGTCGAGGCTAGAAATCTGCATAATGAAATAGTTGGTTTGCTTGCAAAGATAGCAGAATTAGTAAGCGTATCCTCTCAACAACCAGCAAGCACCACAATTGAAATGAGTGGCGGAAAGTTCTAATAACACATCATATAATTCCATTTTTTGTATAAATAAACATATACTTAAATGGAATTACTGCATGTCAAGACCAAAACCAACTATAATTTTAGAGCACGTAAACAAAACTACTTACATTTCTGAGCAAGTACTTGGAAGTGATGGTATATGGGCTGTATACTATGACAACAAAGCCATAAATTTAAAAACCCATAACATACTCGTAAGTTATCCAGGTCCTAAATACAAAAAAGTGTCTTTCTCAAATCAAGGGCATGCTGTAAATTTATGCAAAAAACTAAACGCCTTGTTTAAAACAGACAAATTTTCCGTCGTGCTTCTCCAAATTGGAGAAAAAGTTTTCCCATAATATGTGTGAACAAACGAGAATTAACTAAGTTATTTCTAAATAATGCTGGTCTTGACTCATCGACAGAGTCCATACACCATGCATTACACGAATGGTGGCATACACCACTTAGCCCAGTTGGTCTTAGACTAACCCATACTGGCGCAGTTTTCTTGAAGAAAACACTAAATTTGTCGCATTATACATGCACAATCAAAAAAGATTATCAGCATACACTGCGACTAATCTTGTCAATGAACAAACACTTCGCATCCCCATTTTATTTTTACGAAGCAGGCGGAAGTAAAAAAATTGAATGTTTTGGTGAAACGGACGCCACTATGCTCATAATGATGGATGGGGATTTGCAGCAATATCTTGAACGATATTTTGGTTGACTGCCCATTCAAAATGCGTTATAATACACGCATGAACAGTAAAGCACACCCACTAGTAGAGCGTTTAGCGTACCTTAATAAGATGCTGAACAAGTATTCGCATCGTTGGTGTGCTAATGGAAGCGATTCTAGCCAGCGTATGTATAACTGGGTAGACGAATACAACACAATTAAGGAAAGCAACCGTCCAGTGTGGGAGGCTTATTGCAACCAATTTGGCCGTTCACTGGGCCATGACGCATACGATTGTATGGCTTGACAGTCAAGCCTTTTGACTGTATAATATCCATATTGCGTAACAAGATAGGACTTAAGATGCTTACAGAAACAATGACCCAGGCCCAGCGTAGCAAAGTAATGTACGGCTGTGATATTGAGATGTTTCGCGAATCACTTGAAGACAGTATTACTTTTAAATTTAGTGGCCCAGCCATGTGCGTGGCATCACTGATGAGCGATGCGCAAGAAGAAATTGCGCATGGTATGTCTGAATCTGCTCGTCAAACACTTAACCGTGCTAAGTGGGTAATGTCTACTTACTTGATGCTAGCATAATGAAACACCGGATGACAACGTTAAAGCAAGTCGACGGGTTTAAACTATCGTCAAGCGTTAACACAAAAACAGGCAAACGGCATTTTGTTATTACTATGAACCCATGGCAGAGAATGAGTGCCTCACAATTTGATGTTGCAGCATTCTTTGATCCATTTGAAAACCGTGGGCTACGCGGCGGTTACAAATGGAAGTTTAAATCGTTTCATGAAGCAGACCAATTATTTACACTTGCAGCATTAAAATGGAGTGAGCGATGAGTGACCAATTTGTCGTAATTTGGTGCAACGAAGGTATTGAAGGTGTTATCCCAGTGACTGAAATTGAGCGTAAAGTAATGTGGGATACACTCAAAGGTGAAGAAGCCAAATCTACAGTTAGTCAATCTATTAACATGGCTATTCTTCGTGCAAGATTTAATACCCAACGTGCATATGAAATTTATGCAATTGAAGCAGAAGATGGTATAACAGCAGCTGACATAAAAGATATGTTTGACGTAGAACCTCAATGTGCTGCTGATACAATTCGCAAAATTGGATATAAAATACACAGTGACAGGCAAAATAGTTCAAGAATTAAAATTCAGTAGAATAAATCATGAGCAAATTACAAAATGGCAATGGCACGTGGGCATGCATGGCTTGTGGTACAACTACTGATACAGCATGGGGCGAGTGCCCCCAATGTGCGTTAGTTAAAATTCAAAGGCAGGCTGCTGAAGATGCTCGTCAATTTCAAGAAGAGCAACGAACACAAGCTAGGCGGGAATCACGATATCGTGAAGAAGAGATGGAACGTGCTAGACAAGAGTCTCAATACTACGAAGAATTAGCAAAGTCTAGAGCTAGTGCTAGTCCAACGCAAGAGACTACTGTAAAGTCACACATTAACGAACCAAGATTTTCACACGCATCTCGAGTTACAATTTCAAGTGACGCAAAAATACCATATCCTACATCTACTTCGCCAGTGGAAGTGGTTAAGGTTCCTGAATTTTTATGGTATTTTGCTGGTGGGGTTTGCTTTATTATGTTAGGGCTCGTAATATCACCCCACGTGTGGTGGGCGTTTAAGATATTTGTATATGCACTATACGGATGGGGAGGTCTTATGATTTTCATTGCGTTTATGTTTAGCATGGGTGATATGGAAACGTCAGCATTTCGCAAAAAAGCAAAAGCACGTAATGCGTCTATTAAGTGACAAGCAACATTTTAGGAGTATATTATGGGTAAAATTTTAGTTGGCGATGGCTCATATGCATGTTTTGATTGCGGTACACCAAGCAATGTACCATATGGTGAATGTCCGCAATGCGCAATTGTAAAAATTCAACGTGATGCTGCAAAGGCAGCTCAAGAAAGATTTGAGCGTGAAAGTCAGCAGCGTGAAAGCCAATATAGACAATCTGAGATGGCAAACTCTCCGTCTTATAGTGATGTTTCAGACATGGCAAGATTTAGACGTTTTTGCGACAATGGGTTTATCATCGACGAGGATTTTCCAAACACTCCACAGGGTCAAGCAGCAAAAGCCGCGCATAAACCAATTCGTGACAAAGTTATTGCTGAGAGAACTGCAAAAGGGTTGCCAGCAGTGCTGAATCAACCTGTGGTATACACTGCCAATTCATCATTTGCAGAAACAGCAGGTTTTATAATTGGGAATTTAATTGGGTTTGCGGGTATTTTGTTTTGCTTTTGGCTAATGTTTGCTGTTCTAAGTTATTTAGGTAGTAAATAAGGTATATGACCATACAAAAATATTTTTTTACAAGTGATTTACATTTAAGTCACAGAAACATCATCAAATACTGCAAACGACCGTTCAAGGATGCAAATGCGATGAACGAAGAAATTATTCTTCGTTGGAACAGCACAGTGCAACCACATGACATGGTGTTTATAGTTGGTGACGTGTCTTTTGACAAAGATCGTGGTGCAACGACACGTATGCTAAGACGGCTTAATGGAAGTAAGCATATAGTGTGGGGCAATCATGACAAGGAAATGAAATCTGCAATTATAGAAGCTGGTGTTCATGATTGCGGCGATATACATTCTTTGACAGTCCCGCAAGAATCAAATAATGGCAAAGGGCAACGTATAGTATTGTGCCATTATGCAATGCGAGTTTGGGATGGTAGTCACCATGGAGTTTGGCATTTGTTTGGTCATTCCCACGGTACAATGCCTGATGATAAAACTGCGCTATCATGTGACATTGGTGTTGATGCATGGGATTTTTATCCAGTATCCATGGACCAACTCAACAGAGTTATGGCAAAGAAAAATTGGAAACCACTTGACCACCACGGTAATAGACCGTAAAATAGGAACCATTATGACACAACAAACCACAACTATAACCAAAATTGAAGGCCTCAACACTGAGGCTCCATATATTGCAATTAAACGAAAAGAAGCAATTGAGAAACTTGGCAAAAACTGGCTGCTCCACCCTGACAACCAGGTAAAGCGTGACCAAGATGCAAAAGGGCCAAAATATTTACAAAATCAGATTTTGAGCAAATAATTTCTTGCATATTGGTAATTTTGTATATATAATACGACATGCGCTGCAGAAATATAAAATGTATCGCAAGGAACTAAGTTTAACTACTTAGAAGAAGCAAACATTATACTAAGATAGAAAATACAAAGTTACGTTAATTTTTAGAATCGGCGCAGCAACGCAAACACCATGATAGTCGGATAATACCTTTAGGAAACTTTAGATTACTGACAAACTTGAACACTAAACCAAGTAAAAAGTTTGGAACAACGATTCTGTTTTATTTTGAAAGATTTAGGTTAGGTACAGCAAATACATAAATTATGTACTGTGCGGTGGACGGTAATATGTGGAGCCTACCGGCGTTGAAGCATGTTATTGGAGAAAGCCGAACAAGGTGAGTTTCGATTTCTCACTGTAAACAAAAAGTAGGCAACTAACCTGTTAAATTTAGGATGGATTCAGCAAAAATTTAATTACTTTAACAGTACGGCTAATGCAGTAGACGGTGGCCCGTAAAGCAAGGATAGGTAACTATTCTTCTAGTAGCAATACTAGCACTAACGGAACTGTTGACAGATTGGAAAGACTTTCTATGATGTTTGTACAGACGCAACACAAACTAGGCGACATGAATTGTATGCTAGGCTTGAGAGACTGAACCGATACACCGGGGATAAAGTCAAGCAGAAAATAAAAACCGTCTCGACCATCCTGTTGAATTTGAATAGGTTAAATTCAGCAAAAATTTTAGACTCTTTTTGAGCCAACTCATTGTGGCAACTATGCCCTAAAATAGTTTTAACCTGAAAGGAATTTACAATGAACACATTTGTCACAGCCATCGGTAATCAAGAAACTCGTACCACTAACGGTATGAAGGCCCGCGTTAACACTGCTAACGCATGCGTTGACTTGTTTTTCGCAATTGGTGCAAGCCGCGGAAGAAATATCATCCCACAATTTACGGCTGCTTTCGTCGAGAACTCTGACCTTGCCTTGCGCATTGCTGGCTGGGCTCGTGACGTTCGTGGTGGTTCTGGTGAACGTGAAGTATTTCGCCAAATCTTGACTCACCTTGACCAGCACAATCCAGACGCTGCCGCTAAGTTGTTGACTAAAATTCCTGAGTTGGGCCGTTGGGACGATTTGTTCGTCTTTAAGTCTAACACTTTGAAGGTCAAGGCTTACACTATGCTTGGCGATGCACTTCGTGCTCGCAATGGGTTAGCTGCTAAGTGGACTCCTCGTAAGGGTGACACTGCTCGTGAAATTCGCGAGTTCTTTGGAATGTCTCCAAAGCAATACCGTAAGTCGTTGGTAACAATGACTAGCGTTGTTGAGTCAGCAATGTGTTCTGGATCGTGGGACACTATTAATTACAGCCATGTGCCATCTCTCGCACACTCGCGCTACAAGAAGGCATTTGGCCGTCATGGCACTACCTATGCTGAATATGTAGCTAAGTTGGTAAAAGGTGACGCTGATGTTAAAATTAATGCGTCTGCAATTTTCCCACACGACGTGCTTAAAGGTCGTATTAGCGCCCATAGTATGGCATGGAACAAGCAAGAACTTGATGTCATTGAAGCACAATGGAATGCTTTGCCAAATTATGTTGGCGACGCAAAAGTATTGCCATTGGTTGATGTGTCTGGGTCAATGACTTGCACTGCTGGAGGAAAAGGCACTACTACTTGTTTAGAAGTTGCAGTGTCGCTTGGCTTGTATTTTGCAGATAAGAACAAAGGTGTATTTAAAGATTGTATGCTAACTTTCAGTTCTAGCCCTCAGTTGGTGCAATTGAAAGGAAACATCAATGAAAAGATCAACCAAATGGTCTCGACTGATTGGGCAATGAGCACAAACTTGAACTCTGCGTTTAGCAAAATTTTGTCCACTGCGGTGGCAAACAAGGTTGATGCAAGTGACATGCCAGAAACTTTGATTATCTTTAGTGATATGCAATTTGACGGATGTATTGACGGCAATGATGACTCTGCAATGCAGATGATTGAGCGCAAGTATTCTGACGCTGGATACACCGTACCAAAGATTGTATTTTGGAACTTGAATGCAAGTGCTAACGTGCCAGTCAAGTTTGATAAGTCTGGTGCTGCTTTAGTGTCAGGATTTAGTCCAGCTGTTGCTACTGCAATTTTGTCTGGTGACATGGATAATTTTACTCCTGAAGCTATTATGCTGAAGGCTGTAATGATTGACCGCTACGCGGTTTAACTTATCAAAATAAGGGACTCAGGTCCCTTATTTCATAATCATGATTAAATTAATGTTTAAGTGCTTGTCATGCAACAAGTTCTTTATTAAAGAAGTTCTTGAAGATAAAACTATGACTAATTGTCCAGTTTGCAGAACTGATTGTGTTATGCAAAAAAATCATCCATACAATGCAGCAATCGAAATTAGAATCCCTAAAAGAATCCGTAAATAATGTAGCCATTGGGTATGTAGTTGGGATGATTACTCAACTAATTTTATATCCACTATACGACATACATATTTCTTTCGTGACCAATTTATACTTGTCTTTTTGGTTTACTGTAGTAGCCATTGTGCGGTCATACCTTGTTCGCCGTTATTACAATTACAAGTTGCACAAAAACAACATAATTATTCATCAATCGACTTGACTTGTTATTGGTATTATAATGGTCGCATAACGTCGAAAGGTATAAAATGGAATTTAGTGTAGTTGCAGCAAGCCACATGCGAAGGAAATTCATCACTGTGCTAATGCCGTCATTGATCAAACAGTTAAACCTGGAATCAAGCAAAAAGGCAGTGATAATTATTGTTGACAAAGAATGCCCAGAGGCAGGCTCAACTATTAACTTTGATCCTATTGACAGTTATCTTGTTGTTATTGCGCCGCAGTCAATGCGCGATATTGGGTTAACCCTTTGTCACGAAATGGAGCACGTACGGCAACTCGCAAAGGGCATTTTGAAACCTGACGGCAAAGGCGGAAATACTTGGGCTGGCAAAAAGTATAGCAAGAAAACCCCGTACTTGGCGATGCCATGGGAAAAAGCAGCATTTGCAAAACAAGAAATTTTGTTTCGCAAGGCACTTGAAAGTTGACAATTTATTAAATTGATGCTATAATATTTTTTCATAAACATAGAAAGAGTTCCATGATTCAATCAGCAGTAACTATTATTAAACCACAAACACTTAAAAATGATGCTGGATTTAAATTTACAGTAAAAAGTGTGTGCGCGGCAATTCCCGCAATTGCCAATGCTCCTACTTCAGCAACCGTTGCCCGAAGTACATCACGCACAGTCGTTTCTGTTGAATCACGGTTTAACGCTGCATTGCAAATGTTTAGCACCGCTGAACAAAAAAAATTAGTTGCTGACTTGCAGTTTGCATTGAAAGAATTTAAAAAGCATTATCCAATTACTAATTGGGATAAATTAGATTTGCCAATTGCTGCGAAAGCATTAATGTCTGAGATTTTTATTGACATTACCTTGCAGCGGCAAATTGATTTAAAATGGGTAATCAAAATAATCAAAACTTTTGTTGCTACTAGGTGCGCAGTCATTGGGGTGTATAGGGACAACGATTACAAAGGCAAATTGATCTCCTGGGACTCGCAACACACGATTATGGCACTATGGCTAATTGCTCGCCATCTTGGTTTAGATCCATCAACGCTGACCGTCCCAGTGGGCATTTCTAAATGTACGAGTAGGACTGAAATGCGAATTAATTTGATGGCTGCAAACTCTCAAGAAGGAAGGCACGATTTTACACCGTTCGACGAATGGCAACAATTTGTGTATGGAGTTCGTGAGGACGGTTGTATCAGCAACCCAGTATGGGTTGCTACTGAAGTAAAAAATACTTACCTAGAAAAAAATAATTTATTTGTAGTGCGCAATGGTGCTGGTAATGAGAAATCACTTGGTGCAATTAGCAATGTGCAAGCCTTAATGAAATTTGATGCCCCAGTAGTAAATCATCTAGCAGAGTATCTAGCTAAATCTACCAATGGAACACGACCAGCAGACGCACTAGAGATCCAAATCATTGGTGATTATTTTGATTGTTGCGTCAAAACCAAAGGGCTAGTGATTGACAAATCATATATTAGCAGTATGCATTTAATGTGTCACTCGCTGTTTAATTGTGAAATGAGCGGCACTGAGAATAAATTTTGGCGGAAGGTGCGAGCTGCGTACAAACATTGGTATAATGAACACGGCAACGAGACAAATAACAGTAGTTGTAGCAAGAAATCATTTAATGCTATTCCATTCCTGGTAGCGCAAATTAAAAAATCAACTAAGTTGCGCACACCAACTATTCCAGCAAAACTCAACGGGTTTACCCCAACCAAAGCATTTTTGTTTTGATAGAGATCATTATGTCAAAAATATCAGAATGTAAAGAGCGAGCATTTATTAGCCGTAGCCTTGCTAAGACTAAATTTAAAGCAAGAACTGAGCGTAATCTTGAGTTTGACCTTACTCTTGATGACGTTATGTATGCCCTCAGAGAGCAAAAATATAAATGTGCACTAACTGGATGGGATTTGGAATTTACAAACGGCGGCGATTTTCACGGGACAAATCCGCGTGGATGCACAATTGATAGAATAGACAATAACCGTGGTTATGTTAAAGATAACATTCAACTTGCATGCTGCATGGCAAATGTTATTCGCAGTGACACACCTATTAGGTTATTTGCTGACTTTGCAACTGCGGTATCTAAAAAATTAGCAGTACCCGGTTGACAGTCAAGCATTTTGGTGTTATAATATACACTTAGCAGCAAAGAAAGTACACCAAAATGCAAACTTTTACACTTGACACTAAAGAAGCAGGCAATTTTGCTTGGGCCGCAGCCCAAGACGCAGAACGTGTTAGCAATAAATGGCGTTCTACTTACAGTGTTGACGAGCGTAATCGTGTACTTAAAGCAATAGATCTGCTGGATTGTGCTTACTCTTGCGTAGAGTCGTTTATCAACTTCCGCAAAGGCTTTGCAACTATCAAAATCAATGGTGCTCGCGTTAAAGACCGTGTTTTGCGCGACCAACTTGAGGCATATTGGGAATCACAGGGCACAGTTAAGAAATGTGAGACTCCGCAAGGCACTATTTACCGTTTTTTCCGCGCTTAATTTGTTGTATTTTTGCACAACTATCGACAAACCAAGCAATCTAAGCTATAATTACGTCATACTTTAAACAACAGGAGTTTTAAATGGCAACAGCATCCGCCCCAGTTAGTCAGAATCGTACAGTTACCGCAACTGAAGCTCGGCGTGCAATCGTCCGTTGCTTTAACAAGCAGCGTCCAGTTTTCATGTGGGGCCCAATGGGTATTGGCAAGTCCGAACTGATTGCTGGCATTGCCGAAGAAATGGGTGGGTTGACAATTGACTTGCGCATGGCTACTATGGAACCCACTGACTTGCGTGGTATTCCTTACTTTAACAAGGAACTTGGCGTTATGGCCTGGGCTCCACCAGTGGAACTGCCAAGTGAAGAACTTGCTGCACAGTATCCAATCGTAGTTCTTTTCCTGGACGAAATGAACTCTGCTGCCCCTGCTGTTCAAGCCGCAGCATACCAGTTGGTGCTTAACCGCCGCGTTGGCACTTACAAGCTGCCAAAGAACGTGGTGATTGTTGCTGCTGGTAACCGCGAAACTGACAAGGGTGTGACATATCGTATGCCTGCTCCGTTGGCAAACCGCTTTGTTCACTTGGAACTGCGCGTGGACTTTGACAGCTGGCTGAGCTGGGCTGTTGATCACCGCATCAACAAGGACGTCGTTGGTTTTTGCACGTTCTCCAAACAAAGTCTGTTTGACTTTGATCCACGTAGCCCAAGCCGTTCGTTTGCTACTCCACGTAGCTGGACTTTTGTGTCTGAACTGCTTGACGACATTGGTGAAGGTGATGCAACCACTACTGACCTGGTTGCTGGTTCCGTTGGCGAAGGCCTTGCAGTTAAGTTCATGGCACACCGCAAGATCGCTGGACAATTGCCCAACCCTACCGACATCTTGGCTGGTAAGGTTAAGGAATTGAAGGTTAAGGAAGTTAGTGCTATGTACTCGTTGGTGACTTCACTGTGCTACGAATTGCAAGATGCTAGCAAGAAGTTGGCTGGCGACAAGACAGGCAAATGGCATGATATGTCGGATAACTTCTTCCGTTTCATGATGGACAATTTCAGCACTGAAATTGTGGTGATGGGTGCACGGGTTGCGCTCACTACTTACAACCTGCCGTTTGTGCCAGGTAAGCTGAAGAGCTTTGACGAGTTCCACAAGCGTTTCGGCAAATACATTATTGCTGCATCTAGCAACTAAAATGAGCAACCCTTGCAGTGAGATAATCCTGCAAGGGTTCGTCACCTGTAACTTAGGTATGGAACATTACGGCAAGTTAAAAAACAAAGCCATGCGAGATTGGATTTGGAAAAACGTTGACGGCGTCAAAATACCGTTAAACAAAATGACACGGGCTCATGTGCAAAATTGCTTGAACTGGTGCATACACCGCACTGATCGTCCCCATTTAAATTTTAAGGACGGTCACACTTACCAGGAATGGATTACTGCTTTTACAGTATTATTGTTTGATCCAACTGTTAAATAGCAGTTGACATTCAGTGAATTTGGCTGTATAATACATGAAATACACAGAACACTAGGAATTTTAATGCAAAATACTATGCTTTCCGCAATGAAAATGTCCGCAGCATCCAACACTACGGCTGCTGACAAAAGCAAGGGTAAAAAGGTTGCCACCGTTACTGTGCCTGAAGTAGATCGTCGCGTACAAGAAAAGTTGGTAACTGCCCGCATTGGCTTGCTGCTGAAGGCTCCGTTTTTTGGCAATTTGGCTACACGGTTGATTTTGAAGAACGCTGACGAATGGTTGCCCACTGCCGCAACTGACGGGCGTTATTTTTATTACAATTCTGCGTTCGTTGACAAGCTTAACGTAAAGCAAACTGAGTTCCTGTTTGGCCACGAAGTATTGCACAATGTATATGACCATATGGGTCGTCGTGGTGATCGTGACCCACAGTTGTTTAACGTTGCTGCTGACTATTGTGTTAACGCTGATTTGATTGATCAGCGCATTGGTGAAAAGATTACAGTAGTACCAATCCTGTATGACACCAAGTACAAAGGCATGTCTGCTGAAGAAGTTTATGACAAACTCTACGAAAATGCAGAGAAAATTGATCTAGACAAGTTGATTTCACAGATGCTTGACGAGCACTTAGATGGTGACGGTGATGATGACAATGGCCGCCCACAGTACACTGAAGAAGAAAAGAAAGCAATCCGTGACGAGATGAAAGACGCTGTACTTGGTGCTGCTCAATCTTGCGGTGCTGGTAATTTGCCTGGTGGTGTCAAGCGTCTGCTGCAAGACATGACTGAGCCAAAAATGAACTGGCGCGAACTGTTGCAACAACAAATTGAAAGCACAATTAAGGCAGACTACACCTGGATGAAACCGTCTCGCCGCAGCTGGCACATGGATGCTATTTTCCCTGGGCAAAATGTTGCTGAAATGATCGACATTTGCATTAGCGTTGACTTGTCTGGTTCCATTAGCGACAAACAATGCAAGGATTTCTTTAGTGAAATCCATGGCATCATGCAGATGTATGACGCATTTAAGATTACAGTGTGGACGTTTGATACGTCAGTATATAACCCTGCTGTCTTTACGCAAGACAATATGGATGAGATCTTGTCCTACGAGCCACAAGGTGGTGGTGGTACTACATTTGAAGCTAACTGGGAATTCATGAAGGAAAACGAAATTGAACCTAAGAAGTTCATTATGTTTACTGACGGTTACCCATGCGGTTCTTGGGGCGACCCAGAATACTGCGACACAGTGTTCATTATTCATGGCACTACTACTATTGAGCCACCGTTTGGTACATGGGCATACTACGACGAAGCTTAATAACTGAGTAAACAAATGGAAGATTTTAAATACAAAATTAGTTTTGAGCAAGACAAAGATGAATACGACAAAAATTGGAGCAGCACATCAAGAATTAAATTCAACTGGCTCTGTGACAACGTAGGTGACTCGTTCCTTAAAGGATGGTCACCTGTTGGTGAAGAAGTATGGACTAACGATTTAAGTTATCCGGGCCCAGGCTTAATCTCTGTAGACTATTATTTCAAAAATCACCAAGACGCAATGTTGTTTGCATTAAGATGGGGCGGTGACGGAGGATGCTGAGCAAGCGTGGCATTGTTAATATGGGTTATTATGACACGAATTAATGTTGTACCAGTCACTGAATTATGTGACCAGCACTTACTAGCAGAACACAGGGAGATAACCAGAATCCCTAGTGGTCTGTTTAAAGGTGTATTTAAATATGAATACGCTGACCGTAGCCAAGTGTATGTACTTGGTCCAGGTCACGTTAAATTTTTTACTAATAAACTTGAATGGCTGCATAGGCGCCACATGCAACTTAATATTGAATGCAGTAAGCGTGGGTTCAATATGACGTATAGAGTATGGAAAGATCCTTTACTTGCCAAAGGTTTTGCGTTCGAAGATTGGGAACCTGACAATGCTGCACTTGAAGTAAACAGAGAGCGCATTAAGGAACGTATGCCCAAAAAACCTAGATTTACGAAATATGCTTAAACATCACGAAGTTAACCCACTGGCAGTGACTAACGCAAGGCAATTAACGTTTTGCCCAGCACACTTTCTAGTAATGCACATAGAGCTTAAGGTGTCAACAAAACGTATATCTGACTGGTTATATGAAAATACAGAAGGGAGATTTTACATAGATCATTCACAATCACTTGCGTTTAAAATTGGCTTTGAAAATCATGCTGAGGCTACATACTTTTCAATGAAGTTGCACGAAATAAATTCTCATAATTTCTGGGATTTGTAATTTAAAAATATTCGCATACATTATCAATAGCTTAAATACCATTAACATATTAATTTTTAGGAGAAAATATGACCGACGAGACAACAACCCAACAACCAACCGAAACACCAACACCAAACGGGCTTACTGTAAACGACTTAACGTTGACACTTCAAGTAATCCAAGTCGCAACTTCACGCGGTGCATTTAAAGCCGACGAATTGTCTGCAATTGGCGGGTTATATGACCGTGTGTTTAAATTTCTTGAAGCATCTGGTGCAATCCAAAAAGCTCCTGACACTGCTAGCAATACCACAGCAACAGAAAAGGCTGAATAATGTTAAAACATGTTGGTAAACATAATGACCGAAAAGTCGTAGTTCTTTTCCGTCAGGTTCCAAATGAGGATCATATGTGCTTAATTGCATATAGTGATTTACTACCTCGTTTAATGCACGATGAAATTATGCGTTCATTAGAAAGCCCAGTTGGTCAGCAGGCAGAAAACTTAGCTGACGCATTATTTCGTGCATCAATGGCTGACGGCCGTAATGTACTTGAAGTGCTGCACAAAGAAGGGTTTATGAAAAAAGTGCCGACGTCGCAGGTTATTATTACACCAACGCCGTCTGCAAAAATTAGACTTGACGAGCTAAACACAATTTTGGCAGAGATGTCAAAAGGTGATGACGCAGTTAAACGTATGGCTGAGCTTGATAGTCAAGCTGGGTTACAGAAGAAAAAGCGCGACAACACACCAGCAAAACCAATTACAGAATCTGCTCCGACAGTTCCTGCATTGCAGGCTGGGCCAAATGATGTGTTAACTGACGATGCTATTGCTGCACAGCAAATTGCACAAGCATCTAGGATGCGAGCTGAAGCGACTTCGTTGCTGGCTGAAGCTTCACGTCTAGAGTCAGAAGCAGCAGCATTGGCACCAAGTGTGGTGAAAACTACAAAAACTGCATCTAAAGCAAAATCTTCAACTGCACCAGCAGTAATCAAGGCCACTACAAATGACACTTCCCAGAAAGCCAAGAAAGCCAAAGTCTAAAAAAATTAATGTGAGTGTGCGGCAGCAATGGGAAGGTATTCTAAAGACAGTATCTAAAGAAGAAGTCCCAGTTGAGTTGTTGCAATCACTTACGGTCAATTTAATTGACGGCACAAAGGTTAACGTAGACATTAAAGAGTTGTTAGCTGAAGGCTTAAAGCCTAAGGAAATTGAACAACATATAAATTCACGTCTTGAATCGTTAGACAACATGATCGTGGATGTAGACTTTTTTATATGTTTGGATTCCGTTGCTAACGTAATTCAACCAGTGACTAATGAAATTTTGAAAAACATTTAGTATGAAACCGTATTTAGACTCATTGCAATATATCTTAGACAACGGTGAACTACGCACTGATAGAACAAACACTGGCACCATTGGCGTGTTTGGTATGCAGCAACGGTATGATTTACGCAAAGGCTTCCCAGCAGTGACTACAAAGAAACTTGCCTGGAAGGCCGTTGTATCAGAGTTATTGTGGTTTATTGAAGGCAGCGGCGATGAACGCCGCTTGGCAGAAATATTGCATGGGTCAAGATACGAAGAGAACAAAACTATATGGACTGGAAATGCAACATCAGATTATTGGAAGCCTAAGGCTGCATTTGATGGTGATTTAGGTCGCATTTACGGTGTTCAATGGCGCAACTGGCAAACAACTCACAAACATTGGGTTCATTCAGACCAATGGGAATATGTAACCATTGACCAACTTAAAACTCTTATAGCAGGCATTAAGAAAGATCCATACGGTCGTCGACATATTTTAACGGCATGGAATCCAGGTGACATAGATCAAATGGCATTACCTCCGTGTCATATTATGGCGCAATTTTATGTCAACGGAAACAATGAACTTAGTTGCCAAATGTATCAACGTAGCAACGACTTTTTCTTAGGGTGCCCGTTTAACATTGCATCTTATTCGTTGTTAACACATATGATTGCACAAGTATGCAAATTAAAGGTCGGTGAATTTGTTCATGTGACTGGCGACGCGCATATTTACAGCAATCACGTGGAACAAGTTAAAGAGCAACTTAGTCGCACGCCATATCAATTACCAAAATTAATTATTAACGCCGATAAAACAGACATCGATTCATTTACGATGGATGATTTTATGTTAGTTGACTACTCCTCACACCCTGCAATCAAAGCACCAATGGCAGTGTAATGCAAAACATTGTGATAAAAGAAATCGACATCGATTTCTTTTCTCTGTTTTCCGCAAACAGACTTGAGCAAGCGCAAGACGAAATCACTGAAATAATTGAAAATTCCCCACAGGGAGATTGGTTTCTTAATCGAAATATCAAGTTAACTAGAACTGTTTTAACTAACACGGCACAACAATTGCATAAAGTTGTTTTATACGCTACAATGAGCGACATGCAAGTAACTGAATATGTGTTAAGGTTTGAATAATGAATATTTTTATCACTGGTGGCAGCGGGTTTATAGGCCATTACATAACTAACCTTTTGCAAGTTAACAACACCGTGACTGTTTACGACAGCAAAACTGAATACGGTGTATTTTCAGAATCTGAAGTTAGGCGTATGCATTATGATCGCAGGAAATTTATTTCTGGGCAAATTATTACTGCTGACATTCGAGACACAAAGCACTTACTAAGTTCAATGATGGTAAGCAAGCCAAGTGTAATAATACATTTAGCTTCTTTACCACGTGCTAAAGTAGTCAATGAGCAGCCAGTACTAGGTTCTGAAGTTATGAGCACTGCACTATTGTCTTTACTTACCCAAGCCAAAATGCATAAGGTGGCTAGGTTTGTATATGTAAGCAGCTCGATGGTGTATGGCAACTTTACTGATGATACTGACGAAGATGCTATTTGTAACCCCAAAGGAATATATGGCATACTTAAATATGCTGGTGAGTTACTAGTAAAAGATTTTTGTTTAGCTAATAATATTGAATATGTAATTGTTCGGCCAAGCGCAGTATATGGCCCTCGTGACATAGAAGACCGCGTAATGAGTAAATTTGTAATGGACGCTATTAGAAATAATCCGTTATATGTTCGCGGCCCTGATGAAATTTTGGACTTCACGTATGTCGCTGACGTTGCTGCTGGAATAGTATCTGCTACAGTCAATCCACTGGCAGCTAACTCTACGTTTAACTTAACGTTAGGCAATGGTTACTCTTTGCTGGATGCAGCAAAATTAGCTGTGGAACTGGTTAACTCATCATCCAAAATAGTAGTTACTGACAGAGACAAGACTTACCCTACTAGGGGAGTATTAAATTCTAATAGAGCAAAGTCACTATTAGGATTTTCACCCTCAATTAATTTAGAGGATGGCCTAGTTCAATACATTAAGTGGGCAGGTGACTATATTTCAAGTCAAACAGTGAATCCAGCCATTCCCAGTTAAAACTTTGCATAAGCTGCTGCTGGTCGTTGGCCACCCTAGTACAAAACTCAACTGCGTCAGCAGCACCTAACTTACTCCAATCAGCGTTAACTCCCTCACCAGTTGTAAGCCATACAGACAATCGTTGCTTAGATATTTCATCAGTTGCAACTGTTAATTTGACTGCTTCTCTAAATGCAGTCCTCCATGCAACACGAGGTGACACGTTGTAGTGAGCAATGCCGGACATAACGTCTACTGTCTCATGCATTTTACTCATTGTAAAATCTAAACCATACGTTATTGTGTCTAATACTAGGTTGCTGTTATACGCTACCACTGCTTGGTGTCCATACACAAGACCATTGACTGGGTTAGTTGCATTAAAGATGTAATGCTTTGGCTCTTGTAAATAATCAGGTTGCCAATCCCAATTAAAACTAGCAGTTACTTCTAATTTTGCAAACACCGCAAAAAACCATGGCGTAGTACTAATTCTTGCTGCTTCACGTAATGCATTATCCCTGCCTAATACATTTTTAACTCGATGTATCGTACGGCCCTTAGCATTGCTCTCTAAGTGAGTAAACCAACGTTCTGCATCTGGCTCCCCGTTAGAAATATACACAATATCTAAGCATTTGTCGTGCAGAAAATGCTCTTTATGCGGCATAATGTATGGATAATCGTACATTTGCGTGTCTAAATACACCTTAGAATCTCGAGGTACTAATGTAACACTACCGCTTTGTGTAAATGTGTGAATAACACGATCTTTTTTCCTCCATATAGACGGAGAATAATTTGGCATTTTATCTTTAACACTAGTATGTTTAAACGTTGCGTATGGTCCAGTGAACGTATGACTTTTGACTGCATCTACTACTGAATCGTTCTCATAAGTAACAACATCAATAGGCAATCTTGGTACTACTTGGTCAGTGCAATAGTTTACAGTATCAAACCAGTCTAATAACTCAATGCTATCCATTTGAGATTTAAATGTTGGTACATGAATATAAAATGTATCTCCAAATTTTTGCTCCCCTGACGGGAATACATGTAGCATTTTTGCTTGCCATGGTTCTGGTTGCCAAGTAAAATCAAATCTTGTATAATCGCAGATTGAGTTTATAATCCAAATATATTCAGTCTCAGCAGTACTTACTATACGTTTAAATGTAGACAAATAATTGTCTACATATCTTGAAATTTTTATGTCAGCATATCGTTTACTAATGCGAGCTAAGTGATCTGCACTACCTGGATTATAATGATCCACGTAGTAAATATTGTATACATCATCTGGCCGGTAAACTGGTTGATCATTTACAAAATTTAAATTAGGAAATTCTTCTAATGTTTTAGCCCACTTAGCATGACGTGAAAATTCATGTTTGTTTATTAAGAATGTATCACTCCATTTTTGCCATTGTGAAGCAAAAACATGCGTCATATAATTTTGCCAAGGCTGTGCATGCCACTCAAAATTAAAATCATCATACACATTTTCTGAACTAATAACCCAAAACTTTTGTGTTGGTGACCTAGTAGCGCATCTTTTAATTGTTTCAACCCAACTATTCATAAATCGTATTTTTTGTATATCTGGATATCGATTTTTCAAAGAATCAAATCTTGGAGTTGATGTTTTATTATTCATATCAACAAAAAACATGCTTACTACCTGCACAATTGATTTTTTAGTTACAACACCATTTCGTTTATCTTCATGAATTGAAAGCAGTGGGACAGTTGATTCAAATTTTAACTCAGTTGCAATCGGGACAGTATAAGTTAACCCAGTGGACATTTGGTGCTCTGAACTAAAATGGTAAATATAAGGTTGCTCTTTTGGCGGAGGGACCCAACTAAAATCAATTAATGCAGCATTTACTTCCTCTGGAACATGCCAATTAGTTGTAGTAGCAGTTAACATTGCCACGAACTCTTGCCCTACATATTTTTTATCAGTAGCGCCCGGTATTTTATACTCAATAGTAGGCATAACTTCAGCGTCATACCATTGATTCCCAAAAACATAAATGTACGGAGGTTCAAATGGATTTGGTGCCCAATCTTTAAGTAAAGTAGTGTCAACATTCTCATATAGGTTAGTCCAAAATGAGTTATCTGTTTTAGTTGTCAATATTTTTTCATCGCAATATTTGTAATCAGTTGCGCCAGGCACATGATATTCTGCCGTTGGCATTTCAACTGCACTGTACCATGGATTACCA